AAAGAAATCCAACAACAAGTCGCTACAGACGAAATAAGGAAAGCTAAAGATGCTCAGATCCGTGATATTAATTCTAAGTTGGTCGATGCTATTAGCCAGTTGCGTAGCCGTTCCAGTATCCCCACAAAAACCCTCAATGGACAAGATTGCAACGGAGCAACCCTTTCTGCCCCAGATGCAGAAGTTCTTATTAGGATTGCCTCCAGAGCGGATACTATCCGAGTAGGGCTGGAATCTTGTTATGCGCAATATGAAAGTTTGAAATGATTTACTCTAAAAATGGTTTAAATGTTTCCAATTAATACCTCTTTTTATCAAACTTACTGATTGCTGACAAATGCCATATTTTTTAGCTATTATTGTCTGCTTTTCTGTAGAATTTTTAATTTCCATTACTTGAGATTCTGTTAATTTTGAATAAGACGCTTTTTCACCTTTTGCATTTCTATTTTTATTGACCATATCTTCCATGTTTTCTAAATGCGTTCCTAAAAATAAATGGTCAGGATTAACGCAATGTCTAACATCACATTTATGCAAAACATGGAGTTTTTTTGGGATTTCACCAACAAATAATTTATATGCCACTCTGCTGGCTCTATCAGGTTTTGCAGGGCGTGATGATGAAGTATTAAACCAACCATATCCAGCGTGGTTTAAAGCTCCAGTCCATAACCAGCAAGAATCAGTTTTGTTTACTTTAGAATTAAATCGTTCTAATATTGTCTTAACCATATAATCTCCGTATTAACAAACCCTATTGTATATGATTCCTAGTCAAAATTGTTATGACCTTATAAAAAATTTTGAAGGTTGTAAATTAGAAGCCTATCCTGATCCAGCATCGGGTGGAGAACCTTGGACTATTGGTGTTGGTTCTACAAAAGGAGTGCATAAAGGGATGATTATTACCCAAGAACAAGCAGATGAATACCTTATAAATGATGTTGCTCATGCCGCAAATGCTGTTAATCAAATGGTAGATGAAAACATGACACAAGGACAGTTTGATGCTTTATGTTCTTTTGCTTTTAATCTTGGAGTTGGAAATCTTAAAAATTCAACACTTTTAAAGAAGTTAAATGGTGGAGATGTTGAAGGTGCGGCAGATCAATTTTTGGTATGGAATAAAGCCGCTGGCAAAGTTATGGCAGGGCTTACACGCAGACGAGAAGCAGAAAGAACTTTGTTTTTAACATGACTGATATTTACGATATGGCTTCAGACAATGAAGAACGGGATCGGGATTTAGCTATTCAAATTGCTCGTTCTAAACCCAAAAATCATTCTTTTACTGGGCGTTGTTTATATTGCAATGACAATATTGTTAAAGGGCTATTTTGTAACGCCTTTTGCCATACCGATTATGAATCGGAACAAGTTATTAAAAAGCATCAATGGCGATAGATATACAACAATATACTAAGTATAAGTATTCAATATTCTTGAATTTAGAATTTTTCTTTAAATAAATCTAACAATGATGTAAACAACTACAGCACCAAGTAACCACCATTTAAAACTGCCATCAAATACCCAGTTTATAAAGTTCATTTCTCTTGTGCCTTAATCGTAATAGTTTCGACTGTGCAATATTGTGAACCAAACTCACCTATGCAATCCCAGCAAACATCGTAATTGTAGTAGGAAGCAAATATTGGAAAATTATTAACAATGCCGTGTTTTGAGCAAGTAACAACTTTTTTAGTGATTGGCTGTGTTGATTTATAAAATAATTTAGATAAAAAGTTCATTTCTCCTGTGCCTTTCCCATAGCAATTAAATACCATTCATGCGCTTTAACTTTCAACGCTTCTATTTCAGCTTGTTGCTGGCGTATCTGTGTTTCTAGCTTCTCAAATAACGCTATAGTTTCATTACTCCAGCTTTTATCATTTGCGTTCATTTCTCACTTGCCTTTCTTAGTAGCCAAACCATTTAGCTATTAGTACAATTACAAAAACAAGCAAAGCACCTTGAATAAACCCTATTGCTATTCCTAATTCAACTGATTTCATTATTGTGCCTTTCTTAGTATTTCATCTGCAAAATCAACTAAAAACTTCAAATCACCTCGCCATCCTTTTTGTTTAGCAACTTCTAATATTTCTTCAATTGTTAGTGTCTTTGCTGGTGGTTTTTTCCATAACACTTCCACAATCCTATGCTCATCATCTGTATAAGTAACAGCTAATAGTTCACCTGTTTCTTTACTTTTTTGAAGTGATAGGTGTAGTTCTTTTGCTGGATGGGTGTAGAGTGGAATATCGTAGTCAGTATGAATAAAACCTTCCATTCTTGGCTTGCCTGTGTTTTTATCTATCCACGCTACTGGTTCATTGTTCATTATCTTTAAGCCATCCAAAAAAAGGGATTGGTTCATCCGCTTCAAGTATTTTTACCGCCATTTGAGGAAGCTCCCCTATTCCACAAGGGACAATAGGGGTTTTATACAGTTCTTTTTCAGCTTCTTCTCTGTCGCTGGTGGTAAAAGTTGTCATGCGTAGTCTGCTGTCTTTATAAGTAATAGTTGAATACAAATCTGTAATTCTTGAACTGCATCATAGATTGGTTTATAGCCATTGATATGAGCGTTATTATCCAGTATTTCTATGTGACTAAGTAACTGTCTTGCGTGTTTAATATCGTGTGAAAGGTCGTTCATTTTTTATATCCTCTAGCGTATAAAATAATAATTAAGATAAAGCCAGCTATTACCAAAAAAGCAAATAGCATGGCTATATCGTTCATTTAATGCGTACTACTTTTGCCCTTTTTAAAACACTTTCGTACTGGGCTTTTGCTACATCGTCTAACTTCCGCAAAGGAAGCTCTTGGTAATACTTGTACTTTGCCTGATACTCAGGCTGTTCGGAAGGGCGAACCCATCCGTACTGTTTGATCCAGCGTTCTTCGATGTCAGTCCCGCTTGCTGTCCAAATATGTTCGTTCATGTTATCTCCTAATTAAACTAATAAAAGGTCTAAAGCTTGGTTTTTAGCGCGTTCGCCAGCCCCAAACCATGCGCTATTAAGTCGCGCATCGTCTGATCTTGTAGGGTTAAAATGGTCGTAATATTCTGTAACCGCATTAACCATACCCCATTTGGTATGACCTACTAACTCAATGCCTTTAGCTTCTTCATTAAAAAGCGCCAAAATCTTTTTATATGCTCGATTGGTGGTTACGTCATATTCTTCATCAGCTAATTGAACTGAAGTAGCCACTAAAAAACTTACAAAATCTTTTGCTTCTTCAGCGCTTAACTTTGCTTTTTGCAGATGTTTTGCCATTTCCATAAATGAGCCAAAGCTCTCCACCGCATTACCAAGTTGGGCTTTAACCGCTACATGGTCAAATTGCTGAATATGGCTAAATGACACTTGGTTCACATCGCGGTTAACCGCCGCTGTAAGGGTGTTATTACACACTACGCGAACTGTTGTGAACCTAGCAGTAGTAGCTAGTGTCTTGTCGCAAGAAGTAGATAGCAATAAGAAACCGCCGATGCCATCACCTTTGCAAACTTCGCCAAACTTACCTGTTTCAGCTAATGCCCACATCCGTTTGCCACCCATAAGAGTGCCAGCCGTGTGAATCTTAAAGCCGTTCTCTGCCACTAAATCACGGAAGAACCCAAGAACTTCTCTAGGTTGAACTGGTTTATAACGATTTGATACAACAGACAATGGGGTATTGTCGTCAGAACGATACAAAACACTTTGCCCTGAATAAATTTGGTCGTTGCCTTGTGCATTAAAGCGAACAGGTGAACGCTCAATGCTCCAATCCATGCCAGCGGCTACTTGCCATTGTTCAATGCTTGCGCCTTCTTCAAGCTCTTGCCCTAGCTTATGCCAAGGGGTTTCACCTACAAAAGCCATTTCAACAAATCCGTTACTACGTTGCGTTAATTCATGTGCCATGATTTTTCCTCTAGTTAATCATTTACTACTTTTCCAGTTGCCTCAAAATTAAGGTATCTGTAACACTATCCAATATTTCACGCGCTTTAGCTATCGCGTCATAACTGGGTTCTACTTTAAATATGACAATTACTTCTGGTGTCATATATGCCGTTGTGCCATCAATCAGCATCTTTTCAACTTCGTTCATTTTTTAGTGACCGCAAATAACTCTACGCGTTCTCTTGCTACTCGCAAAGTGTTGTATCGCTGATGTAGACGTTGCAAAATAGACCAGCGCTTTTCATTTTTCTTTTCTGATTTAAGCAATTCCAATACTTCTTCTTCTCCAAGATTAGACAAAATAGTCGTCAGAGTTCGCCAACTATAGTCACTTGCTTTAGGTGTTTGTTTAATCCAATTCATTTTTAATTCCTTTCAAAGTATGCTTACTGTAACAGATTTATTGGTAATGCAACAGATTTATTTAAGTTCTTCAATTGCAATGTCTGAAATAGCCCTTTTATCAGCTAAAGCCGCCCAAATACGTTCGTCAATCGTTTTATTTGTTAATAGAACATAGCACCAGACATCGTGCTTTTGCCCACCCCTATGCAATCTGCCTATGGTTTGCTCAAACAATTCTAAGCTCCAAGGCAAAGATACAAACACCATCTTGCTACCACCATGCTGAAGATTTAAGCCATGCCCAGCGGACTTGGGGTGAATCAATAACAACTCAATCTTGCCCTCATTCCAACGCTCTATAGCCTTATAGTCATTGATTGTCTGGGCGTGAGGGTAGCGGCGTTTAAGTTCTTCTAGTTCTTCTTTGTAGTTGTAAACAAGTAACGTATTAGCGTGTTGATTCTCTGATAAAAGATCGTCTAATGATTCAAATCGGTGATCTGAGAACCATACCGGTGTTTTAACTGAATCAAACTGCCCTGCGGTACTAGAGGGT